TTCGATGGTGAAATTACCAAGAATAAGAAAATCTAGAAAGAAGGTATAAAAATGACAATACAGGTTCAGGAATTAGGGATAAGAGCTGATTTATTTAAGTTCGTTGATAATATTGATAGCAGAATAGAGAACAAGGATCCATATTTAAATTCAATAGATTTAAGATTAAAGGACATAGCGTTAGACATACTTTATGGAATTGGAGAGCATAACAAGCCAGAGGTGCTAAAAGTATTAAATTATTTGGAAGGATACGGCGATCCATATTCATCAATACCTCCATCCGTCCTGCAAGCTATTAATAATTTAAGATTTCTAGTGGGAGAATAATTGAGATGGATTGGAATTATCTTAGACGCATTTTAACAGTGTTCTTAAGCTCTTTTGTCGTATGTCATATATGCACAAGATCAATGCCACTTGAACGGCAAATACAGTGGTCTATGCTAGCCGTAGGGATATATATAGTAGTCTATATAGTTAAGACATTAAGTGGAGAAAAAGTATGATATTAAAAGCGATCACAAGAATTTTAATAGAAAAATCGTCTTATATGACTGGAAGCTCAACAGTGATAATTTTGCGGATGATAATTGACATAATGAAATCAGATAAAAAGATGATTATATCAACAAAAAAAGTCTTATCAGATAAATATTGTTTTTCGCCTCCTTGTGTAACAATGGCTCTAGCTAATGCAAGTAAAATAGGGATATTAAATGTTGATAGCGCCCCAAACGGTTGTACAGGGGTAAGGATCTCCATAAATAAGGAATTTCTGAGATGAAAGAAAAGCCTAGCTTAAGTTTCTTGTTTGAGTTAATGCTTAATAAGTGGGCTGAATTTCTCAATCAATACGATAAAATAATCATAATTTATCTTTTTAATGAAATTCTTAAGAGTAATTTTCATAGCGTAAGTTATACGATGGATGAAATAGTTTATGGCAGTAAATCAAGCGTGCCAACTATACGGCGGTGTTTCGAAAAGATCGTTATTTTTAAAATACTTAATATTAAGTTTGACGCGCAGGGAAAATATGTTATTAGGTTTGGCGACAAGGTGCGGCAAGAAATAGCTAAAAAATACGGAGCTATTAAATTATGAGTGAAAATAAAGCATTGATGAGCAGGTCAGACCTCTTAGGTAGGTTAAGCGAGCTAGAAAAAGAAGATATGAGCCAATCTGATGATATAGAATCATATTTATTATTATTAAAGTGGGCGCATTCTGAAGTTGAAAGATTAGAATCAGATTTAGAGAGGCAAAAAGATTTTGATAATTATTTAATTGAAGAGATCGGGATTTATAAAGCTCAGCTTGAAGACTCAAAAAATACCAACGGAAGATTAAACACAGTAATTGAAAGCCAAAATGCTTTGATTGAATATTATTTTAAGGAAGAAGAAGAAAGGATTGAAGAAGAAGCTAAAGACCTAGAAGACATCAAAGAAGGCTACAGCGTTCTATATGATGATTTCAGGGGCTATCCTGATGTTTAGAAATAGTGCGGTTAAACATAAATTCGGGGCGAAGCCATGCTCCATTGACTCAAAAAAATTCAGGTCTAAGCTTGAGCGTAGTGCGTATATTTCACTAAAACATTGTCAGGAAATAGGCGTTATAAGATTCTTTCTTAGAGAAACGCCATTCGAAATATCAAAGGATACAAGAAAAAAACACAGGGTAGATTTTATGGTATTTTTTTCTAGTGGCTCAGTTGGTTTTCTTGAAACAAAAGGAATGGATTTAGAAGCTGGAAAGTTACGAAGAGTGCTTTGTGAAGGCGAATATGGTATAAAAATTCATGTCGCTAAGAACTTAAAAGACATAGATTGCTTCATAAAAGATAATGCTTAATAAGCATATATTCATCAAACAAGCTTGACATAAAAAGCCCCCTATCCTAAAATAGAGGGTGAAAACAAAATCCCTAAACAAAGGAATATATATGTCAGATTGTATCAAAAAACCTCTTACAATAAAAGAGCTAACATCTAAAGCAGGCAAAGCATCCGTTGCCAAGCTTACAAAAGAACAGTTAAAAGCTAGGGCTACTAAAGCTAGTCATTCGAGAGCATGTTATAAAGATTTGCCAAAGGCTAGCCATTCAGGTGAAATATTAATTGGCGACCGGGTAATTGAATGTTTTGTGTTAGAAGACGGTACAAGATTAATAAATCAAACATCAATGATAAAAGCTATAGGGAAAGGGAAACAAAGTAGCAAGAAAAGAAGTGCAACCGGTAAACTTCCGGTTTTTTTGGATTTTAAAAGCCTTAGCCCCTTTATGCCGGACAATATATTAAGCTACTCCACCCCTATAGAATTTAAAAAACCAACCGGCGGGAAAGCTCAAGGATTTAAGGCTGAATTGTTGCCGGAGGTGTGTGATGTATACCTGAAAGCTAGAGATGCCGGAGTTCTTAAGGCTAACCAGCAACATATTGCAATAGAGTGTGACATTGTAGTTAGAGCTTTGTCTAAAGTGGGGTTGATAGCGTTAATTGATTCTTCAACCGGTTATGAAAAAGAGAGGGATCGTTATGAGCTTCAAAAATTCTTGTCTAAATATATTCAAGAAGATTTCATGCCATGGACAAAGAGGTTCCCAGATGTTTTTTTTGATCTATATAAAAAAATGTATGGTATACCAAAGGAAGAGCGTTGTCATTCACACGTTGGGCGTTTTATCAATCGTATGTATAACGAAATGGGCGAGGGAGTGCTTGAAGAGCTTAAGAAGGTTAACCCGGTAGAAGAAAACGGAAAGAGAAAAAGCAAGCTTCATCAACACCTTACGGAGAATAACGGAGTAAAATTGCTAGATAAAAAAATATTGCAAACGATAACTCTTATGAGGATTGCAGACAATAAGAATGATTTTGACAAATTATATGAAAAGCTAACGCTAACAGAAGAAGTCTAGACTAATCAAAAAGCCTGATTTAATTTCGTGGTGAACAAATAGATGTTTAGTTCACCACGGGCATAAATAGGCTAGAAATGCGATGATATTTAATCTCAATATTTGGCGCTTATTGCTTTACTTAATATAATTAATAGGTTATATTAGTGTTTAAATTTAGTGAGCTTTGACCTATTTTTTAAGGTTGATTTGTGGGTCAGAGCTTGCTCTCAGTGGGTTTAAGATGGAAATTAATGAGCAATTTATATTTGGTTTAATATTCTGCGCAATAATAATATTAGTTGGGATAGGAAGCCAGAAATAACATTAAGAATTATAATTAAAAAATGGAGTAAGATTTGAACCATATTCAAATTATCGGAAGAGTAGGGCAAACGCCCGAGCTTAAAACATCGCAAAGCGGTAACAAGTTTTATACCCTTAGCGTTGTTAGCAATTCAAAGAAGAACGGAGAGGAATGTTCAACTTGGTATCGTTGCACAATCTTTAACTATTCTCAAAAGTTTATGGAATACGTTAAAAAAGGTAGTGCGGTAATAATTAACGGGGTATTACAGATACCTAGCATATATGAAGCTAAAGACGGTACTAGCAAGGTATCATTAGATGTTATTGTTAATTCTATAAATTTTAGTCCGTTTAGCGGAAAAAAAGAAGAAGAAGAAGAAAAAGAAGGGCAGGTTATTCAGGAAGGTAAGGCGAAGCAAGAAGCTGTTCCAATGGACGAGGATTTACCATTCTAATAATAAATAAAAAGGAGTTTGAAAATTGTTTAAAAGTTTAGGTGAGCAGAAAGCTTCTCTTTTAGAATCATTGCACAAGATAATTATTTATATTGATGATGATATTAGGAGCTTTGCTAAAAGAGTTGGAACGACAAGAGAATTTATCTATTCGCTTTTTTCAGAGAAGGGAACAGAGTTTACTTTCGAAAGGATCATTGATTATTTTGCTATATATGATTATTCCTTGAAGATAGTAGTTCAGAAAGAAGGAGAAGAAGCTAAGGGTTTTTTAAATGCTGATTCTAAAAAAACAATAAGTGAGCTAATAGACTTCTTAAAGAATGCAATAATAGAAGAAGAGGGAAGCCTAAAGAAGTTTAATGATAAGCTAGGTTTTTCAGGTTATTATATAACGCTACTTTTTAAGGGTACTAAGAAATTTACGTGCGAGCGACTTTTTGATTATTTAGCGATGTATGGGTATAGTATTGACATAGGGTTTACCAAGGTAATTAATAAAATTAATCTTAACGACATAAAGGCTTAAATATGGATATGAAGAAATTTAGAGAGATTAAGATTCCTGAACATATAATGTTAGGAGAAGATTCTTTAGTAAATAGCTATTTTGAAGCAGTAGATAAAGTATATGAGAAAGAGATTAATATGATTAATTCTCTTAATATGCCTAATATAGATGATCAAGAAAAAATTGAGGATTCTGATGTTGATGATGTTGATGATGTAAAAGATACAAAGTGGGAAGAGTCTATCGAGAAAATTCCAGAAGATCATTATATAGTATTAGCTTTTGGATATTTTAGGGATGAATATAATGGAGAAGATGAAGAAGTTCAGGAAAAATTATCAAGGATATGTTTAGCATATACATGTGGAAAATACGGTTGGAAAAATTATCAAAATGAAAGAAGCATGATTATATTAAATTGGTGTCATATAACGTACCCTAATGGTGATATTTTTGAGGTTTAAAATAGAAAGCATATCAAGGAGTAATTAAATGTTAGAGATTTTATATAAGAAGACAGAAGATTTGATACCGTATATAAATAATACAAGAACGCACACAGAAAAGCAGATAAATCAAGTAGTATCAAGTATAAGAGAATTTGGCTTTTGTAATCCTATATTGATTGATGAGAAGAACAACATAATAGCGGGACATTGTAGGCTGTTAGCGGCACAGAAAGAGAAAATGGATACTGTTCCATGTATTATATTAAAGGGGCTATCTAGGGCGCAAAGGAAAGCTTATATAATCGCAGATAACAAGTTAGCGTTAAACGCAGGTTGGGACGAAGACCTATTGAAGCTTGAAATTGAAAGCTTAAAAGAGATGGACTTTGATTTAGATTTATTAGGCTTTGATGAAGATGAGCTAAGCAATCTTGAACAAGAAGAAGATTTGCAGGAAGAAAGTAAATCAGGAAATATGAACAAAATATTTGGTTTCAGCCCTTTCACTGTTTTTAATGCTAGAGAGGGAAGATGGCAAAGTAGAAAAAAAGAATGGTTAAGCAATGGTATAAAAAGCGAAGAAGGAAGAGGGGTAGATTTAACTTATGGTGATAATTTACTTCTTGAAAACGAGACATCAGTATTTGACCCAGTTTTATGTGAACTAGCTTATAAATGGTTTTCTCCTAATAACGGATTGATATTAGACCCGTTTGCTGGCGGTTCAGTAAGAGGGATAGTTGCTTCTCTTTGTCAAAGGCAGTACATTGGCAATGATTTAAGCAAAACACAAGTAGAAGCCAACAGAAACCAAGCATTAAACATTTGTAAAGATATATTTCCAGTTTGGACAATAGGAGATAGTAAAAAAATAAAGTCATTAGTAGGCGATATTAAAGCAGACGCTATTTTTAGTTGTCCTCCATACGCTAATTTAGAAGTTTATTCTAAAGACCCAGATGATATTTCCAATATGACATATGATAAATTTTTAGAGGCGTATAGAATTATAATATCAGAATGCTATGATTTATTGAAAAATGATAGGTTTGCTGTTTGGGTTGTTGGAGAATTAAGGGATAAAAAAGGTAACTATTATAATTTTGTAGGGGATACCATAAAAGCCTTTACAGACGCAGGATTTAATTATTACAATGAGGCTATATTAGTTACATGCGTTGGGTCATTACCTTTAAGGGCTGGAAAACAAATGAAAGCGTCTAGAAAATTAGGTAAATGTCACCAAAATATTTTAATATTTGTAAAAGGAGACGGGAAAAAAGCCGCACAAAATTGTGGAGATATAGATATACAAATAGAAGAATTAAATGAGGTTGAAAATGCCTAGAAAAAAGAAAGAAAGAAATCCAAACGTTCCTAAAAAAAAGATGGGAAGACCTTTAAAAGAAATAGATTACAAAAAGCTTGATAGCCTTTGTTTTATCCAATGTACAGGAGAGGAAATATCAGCTATTTTAGATATAGATTATAGTAATCTGAACAAAAAGCTTAAGAATGAAACAGGTAAAACTTTCACACAGTATTACGCCGAAAAGAGGAGCGGGGGTAAAATGTCACTAAGGAGAAGGCAGTTTGCGATGTCTGAAACAAATCCAACAATGGCGATATGGTTGGGTAAGAATTGGCTGGGGCAATCTGATAAGACAGAGATAGATCATAAAAGTTCTGATAGTAGTATGAAACCTACAATAATTGAAATTATAGCGCCGAACATGGGTGAAGAAAAAGAATTATGACAACAGTACAGATTGAATTGCCTCCTAAATTAATCCCAGTATTTGCACCGCCTAGAGGATCTGTAAGAACGCGCTGTGCCTTTGGTGGTCGCGGAGGTGGAAAGTCTTTTTCTTTTGCCTTGATGGCGGCTATATTTGGATATAGAGAGAAGTTAAGGATATTATGTACCAGAGAATATCAGTCATCAATTAAAGAATCATTTCACGCTGAATTAAAAAATGCTATAGAATCAATGCCATGGCTAGCTAACCATTATGATGTAGGGGTGGATTATATAAGAGGGATGAATGGTACTGAGTTTATATTTAAGGGATTGCAGAAGATGGGTTCTATTAAGTCGCTGGCTAATATCTCAATAGCGATTCTTGAAGAAGCGGAGGACATCGGCGAGAGTTCTTGGATTGAGTTAGAGCCTACAATACGAGCGCCAAAGTCTGAGCTTTGGGTAATATATAATCCTAAGAGAGAGGGTTCAGCGGTAGATAAAAGATTTAGAAAATTCCCTCCTGAGGATGCTGTAATTGCTGAAATACATTACAGGGACAATCCTTGGCTTTCAGAGGCTTTAAAAAGACAGCGTATAAGAGATATGGAG